GCGTATGGACTCCAAAACACTACCCCCATGTCGTCGTAGGTTGTCCAACTCCTCTGGAAGTGGACACGGGTCAAGCGGATTGGGTTTAACACCAACCTTAAGCTTCAACTCGACAATACAATTGGAATTCAACCGTGCGGCAGTAAAATGGTTCTCGCTAGTGAGCAGCGGTTCAAGTATTTTGGCTGCGTCCTCCATAATAGGGTTCTCACCCAAGGCACGCAAAATCTCCGACATGCAAGCATCCCACGCTGACCCATCATTCTCAAGCATATCCACAGGAACTCGCGGTGCATCAGCTGGCTTAACGCCAGGTGCGACACGCGGGTCGGTCTGCTTCATGCAATCAATGATCTTGGCAAGCGCAGCATCACTGCTGCAACCCTTCAAAGACCTTTTCCCAAAACGCTTGGTAATCCACTTCTCCAAGACACCAATAAGGACCCAGGCCATGACCTGTCCTTCGTCACCATCGGCAATCAACAACCGAGGAGCCTTGCCACGTTTACCCATCTCAAGCTTGATCTTGCCCTTGAACGTATAGAACGGGTTATACTTCGCCCGCAATTCGTCCAAACGGCCAGCAGCACGCTTCGGGGCCCACTTTTTACCTTTAAGATCACCAAAGAGCAACATGGTCGCAATCTTGTAAAACTCCGCCTTGTCCTTGTTGAGGTACTCTCGGAACGCGTCGACCACCTTGGTGTACTCGGCAGTCTGCTCTTCCGTGAGTGTAACGGGGACAAATGGATCATCGATGCGCCCTTTGATGGAGGCGCGGATGTTCCGTAAGTTCGACAAATAAGCAACCCTGTCTTCTATGGCAGGCAAAAAGCGGAACGCAATCGCTCCGGTCGGAAAATCCGAACCCTCATCGAAAATCAACTCTACACCAGGAATCGGGCTATGCTGAATCGGCACCGGGCATGGTGGCACGATCGCAGCAGGAAGGCCGACAGGATTGGGAGTGGCTGCCTGAGCTGGGGCGGCAGCTGCTGCGGGTGCAGCAATCTTCGATGGGGCTGGTGGCTTCGCAACGATGTGTCCACTAGCTTTGTCAGCGTCTTCAACAGCATCCTTGATCTCAAACCGTTCTGGCAGGCGAATGGGCCCCCAACGCTGCAACCCAGGCTCGGCGTGGCGAATGATTGTACCCCAACAGCTCGACGTCGC